TATAGGAGGTGTATCTGCCACAGCAAATCCAGTGGCCAACTCCTCTGGCTCAGTGACCAATCAAGCAATACAGGTTTTACAAGGCCCATATATTACGAATACATACGGAAATAATATATCATGTCAAGGGCCTACGATGAACGTAACTCCCTTCGTAACAGGAAATATTGCGGTCAAACGTCCTTATGAAGATTCCTATTTGGATCCAGTCTATAATAATGTAGATGCGAATAATGATGATGTACCAGATAATCCCGGTGAAGTCCTCTACTATAAACCAACCAGAACAGGACAGAAAGATAGTAGCACACTCTCAGTTGGTCTATCTGCTACTTGGTCTAAACCATTAGATAAAAAACTACAGGCACTTTGTAAGGAGGCAGCAACTGCTAATATCGCATATATGCAACAACAAACTGCAAATAAAAGATTAGATTTTGAGATTGCTAGATTAAAAAATTGTGGTGAACTCATGAAGGCTGGTATCATGTTCCATAAAAATTCACCATACTTTGCTGTATGTGCAGATGTTGTATTAGTTAATCCACCCGGAACTCTACCAAATCATACTCACTCAATACAAACTATCACTCCTCCTGCGAATGGGACTGCTTCAGATCTAAAAACTTTTGAGATAAAGACTCAAAACTAATCCAGTGAATACAATCAACTGGACAGGTATCTATTGCCTCTTCAATTAGTTGAATACTATCTCCATTCTGTCTCATTGCTCTACTCTTACCACGTTCTTCATTTACAACAAAAGTATTTGATGCAACGTGAACACAATATTGACATCCAATACATATATTTTCATCTACCCATACTGCCTTTTCACGTAACTGTCCACCAAGACAAGGTTCATAACCTGTTATCTTGTCTTCGTTATATTCTTCAAATGCAACTAGAGGATTAAAATTTTTTATTTCTTTAATGGTGGGAGTCCTTTCTTCTCACGATACTTATTTGTTTGTTTTAATTGACGACTTGGTTCTTCAATTTT